ATGAGCGGAACCTCAGGTTCCTCGTCTGATGCCGCTCTTGCAACACGTTACGCTGCCGAGTATTTTTGTAAAACATGGACTGCTCTAGGCCTGAACCAGGCAGAAGGATACAAAGCTATCTCAGATCTGTCGCATCACTATTTTCGTGCAGAAGGCTCTAGCCCCCCCCAATCTTTTTTGTGACACCCTGTTTCACTGAACATGAAGACACTCACCTTGTCCCTGATATTCATTAGCATCATCCTGATTATTTAACTTCTCTATTTAGGGAAGCCCGTCTGATACAAAGCTTCTATTCCTCGTTAAATATTCTCCATTCTGGCGCCAAGCCCTATCTATAGCTGATTGAAAACAACCCTAAAAACGTAATAATATCAAATAGTTTATTCCTACAGCCGATCATTTTGAGTAAAATATTGACGAGAATTTCACAAAAGGTAGATTTCATGTAAACGGATAAATAAGACTATCCAATAAAGCTCTTATAAGGTTATCTATATGATAAATAGCATTAATTCTTTTTTTTCCAGCCTTCCTCGCAGTATATCAAGTGCTATACGCAGCAGTACCTTCACTGTCTCGCAGCACAAAAGCACACCTAACACGGTAAAAACCAGCTCACCTTTTTCTCCCAGCAACAGTCCTGCCAGTGCAACAACTATTTTTAAGGTAAAAAATTCTTATACAGAATCAGGACTTCAACGTCCCACATCTTATACTCAGTCAAGTATAGAAAAAAACGCTTTACATCGGCCTCTACCTGATGTGGCTCAGCGTCTGGTGCAGCATCTTGCAGAGCATGGCATTCAACCAGCCCGGAATATGGCTGAACATATTCCTCCGGCACCTAACTGGCCTGCGCCACCACCGCCAGTACAAAATGAACAATCAAGACCTCTGCCTGATGTGGCTCAGCGTCTGATGCAGCATCTTGCAGAGCATGGCATTCAACCAGCCCGGAATATGGCTGAACATATTCCTCCGGCACCTAACTGGCCTGCGCCACCACCGCCAGTACAAAATGAACAATCAAGACCTCTGCCTGATGTGGCTCAGCGTCTGATGCAGCATCTTGCAGAGCATGGCATTCAACCAGCCCGGAATATGGCTGAATATATTCCTCCGGCACCTAACTGGCCTGCGCCAACGCCGCCGGTACAAAATGAACAATCAAGACCTCTGCCTGATGTGGCTCAGCGTCTGATGCAGCATCTTGCAGAGCATGGTATTAATACATCTAAGCGCTCGTGATTATAATATAATTACCTGTATTAGCTCTGACCTGACAGTTACCGGTTATTTATACAGGTATCTGTCAGATTACATCTAACCAACAAAAACCGGAGCCGGACTCCGGTTTTTGTGAAGCTGTCGGCTATTTCATTCCGCCAATATTTTCCCACCTCCCGTCAGCACGCAGGATTTGCAGCGGTCTTACCACACACTGTATCTGCTTTTTATCCGCATCCAGTATCACCACCTGCGTGATTACCCTGGCCTGCTCCGGGATAATGCCATTCTCATCGGACTCCAGAATGTCTGCCGGTCCCAGTCGCAGCTGTGCTGTAAGCGACTGCACGTGTTCACGGCCATCATGCTTTCCGCAACCACACAGACGCTGCATAAGTTTTTTTAGTATATTCATGTCATTCTCCTGTTCTGCCTGTATCACTGCCCACTTCATCAAGCCCCTTAACATCCTGCCACGGCCCGTCACCAAACCTGACCTGCAAATGCTGAAAAAAACCCTGAACCCGTGTGGCATCTTTGGGGTCAAGAAAGGTCAGTCCGGTGATGAGCGCACCATCTGTATCCGGGAACCAGCCATGGCTGTTTGTCTCAATAATGTTTCCCGGCCCCAGACGAAAACGGATTTGTGTCTCCCCCGGGTCGCCCTTCGGTCCCTGAGGTCCGGTTGCCCCCACCGGGCCAGCCGCACCTGTTTCTCCTTTCGGTCCCTGTGGGCCTGCCGGGCCTGCCGCACCGGTATCTCCCTTTGGACCCTGTGGACCTGCATTTCCCGTCAGACCGGTCTCTCCCCGCTCTCCCCTGTCACCTTTCGGCCCCTGCGGGCCTGCCGGACCAGCATCACCTGCCGGTCCCCGTTCGCCGGTTGCCCCGACAGGGCCGGTGTCACCGCGCTCTCCCTTATCACCCTTCGGCCCCTGAGGACCCGCGGGCCCCTGTTCCCCCTTTGGCCCGGGAGGTCCCACCACGGTGGGGATTCGGTTTACGGCCTCTTCCGCCGCTATCCTGCTTTGTTCCGCTGACTGTGCGCTTTCTGCTGACTCCCGGGCTTTTTCTGTTGCGGTCGTTGCATCCCTGGCTGCATTACCGGCTGCACTTTCTGCCGTCTTTCTTGACAATTCAGCTTCTGCTGCACTTTGTAATGACTCACTGGCTTTTTGAGCGGCCGCAGAGGCCGAGGACGAGGACGCCTCCTCTGACTGCTTTGCAGCGGCTGCACTTTCTGCCGCCTGCCGGGCTGACTCCGATGCATCCTCTGCTGAAGTATCAGCATTTGCGGCGCTCGCTTCCGCCTTACTGGCTGATATGCCGGCATTCCTCGCGGACGTCTCTGCTTCTCCGGCATTCTTCTTCGCCTCCTCTGCGTGACGCGCTGCTTCTTCCACCATCAGTTCAAAACGACGCAGTGCCTCCGGACGGACGTCATCCTCCGACATGGCACCGAGAAAATCATTCAGCGTCCCCGGTTGAGAATCTTCATACACGGTGATGGTCCCGGCATGTGACGGCGGGAATCCTTCCACCAACAGAATGACGCTGTACTGACCGTACTCAACGTCCATGCTGTAACGACCGGCTTCATCCGGATTTTCAGAGGCCACCGTGTTCACCACCACCGTGCTGCTGGTCCGTCTGGCTTTCAGTTGAATGGTACAGTTCTCTACCGGTTTTCCTGTGCCGTCTTTCAGTACACCTGAAATCTTTACTGCCATATTCACCCCACAAAAAAGCCCGCCTGAACCGGCGGGCTGTCATAACACTGTGTTACCTGGCTAATCAGAATTTATAGCCGATACCCACGATGAAGCCGTCAGTGCGCCAGTCGCCACTGGCGGAACCTTCATAAGCAAGGTCAATAACCACCGTCTCTACGGGACTGAACTGAATCCCGGCATTCCAGGCCGGCGACAGATGACGCGCAGTATGGCCATCACTGGCGGTGGTGGTCTCCTTCACATACCCCGGTTTCACTTCATCACGCCGGTAATCCTGAACACTGTCAGACCAGCGGGTGTACGCCATCCCGGCCATGCCATAGAGACTGACCCGCTCACTGAGCTGCCAGACAGGGCCGGCCATCAGACTGACATAACGACCGCGCAGGCTTTCATAATGGAAGGTATTTTCACCCGTCTTCATCGTGTCACTTTTCTTCACCGATGCATAACTCAGCGCGACAATGCCGCCCAGGTGATCCGTGAACTCATAACGGTATTTCACATTAATCCCTTTTAAATCACCTGCACGCGCACCGGTACCGGACAATGCCGGTACGCCGCCCGGGTGAACCTGAGCATATCCCACGGAAAATGCACCGTGTCCGCTTTCAGCCTGTGCAGGAAAGGCAATTCCTGCCAGCAGGGTAGTAAACAATAATATCGTTGCGTATAAATGCCGCATGATTACCTCTTTGTTTTCAGTCAATAAAAAAGGCACCTCCTGAGGTGCCCGTCCGGGTTAATAAACCGTCAGCTGATACTGATCCCTGCCGTGGATTTTTTCATGACCACAACCAGTAAATCACTGATGTACGTTGTCGGCGTCCAGTTGTTCGCACCGGCCGACGACACATTAAACGTCAGGGTGACATGACCCCGCCCTGCCGGCATATCTATCACCGATGAGAACACCCGGCTGACATCCGTTGCCGGTTCATGGAAAATCTCAACCCCGTTCTTCAGCACCTGCAGCTTACAGGTGGAATACCAGTACGACTGCTGATTCGGGCTGTTGAAATTCTGGTGTTTCGTCCCGCGAAACAGCACCGGGGGAATGATAATCTGCCGGTCGAAGCCCTGGTCATCGTAAACTGTGACGGTTACCGTCCCGCTGGCATAACTGTTATTCCGGGGAAAGGCTTTCCCCACCGTCTTCACCAGGTCGCCTTCAATCTGGTTTGCAGACAGTTTCCCTCTGATGACACAGTTCTCGTTAATGGTGACATTATTGAGCGTGCCGGTATTCGCGGTAATTGCTCCGCTGATATCCGCGTTCCTGGCTGTCAGCTTCCCTTCCGGCGTCAGGGAAAACGTCGGGGGGTTGCCGGATGACGTGATACTCGCCGCAAACAGCCGCTTCAGGAACACATCGTTCATGAACAACTGATTCCCCTGCGCCACAAATAACGGCGTGGTGTTGCCGTCCTCCGGGTTAATCATCGCAATACGGTCAGCCAGCAGCAGTATGTTGCTCAGGGGCTGGCCATCAGTATCCTCAATCCCCGCTCCAATACCGGCAACATAGGGTATGCCATTTTTTGTTTTCTGTACCTTCAGCATGTAAAGTGCAGCAAGGTCATCATTTGTGTCCTTCTGCACGCGCTGTATCTGCTGTATGGTGGCGCTCTGGTCCTCCAGCGTTTTACTGACCGTCTGTGTGATTTCATTGCGGGTTTCGGTGATGGAGGTCTTCATCTCCGCCATCTCATCCGCAAGCTGGCTGTTGTCTATCAGCTCCCACAGCCCCTGAGCCAGATGCAGTTTTCCTATTTTTTCCCGAAACAGCCCCAGATACCCTTCTGCATCATTGCTGGCCCGGCCACTGGCTTCCACAAAAGCAGATTTCCCCACCAGGTTGACGCTGCGCACGTAAAACCAGAAATCCTTCCCGGGCTTAATGTGCGGGCCGGATACACTCCACTGACTGCCGGTCCCCAGATAACGGGCAGAGGTTTCCACCTGAGATGTGTCTGCGATTTTTGTCTCCGAAAACCAGAACTCAAACTGTACCGTCGGGTCATACACCGCAAGACGCGGGACCGCTGTTATCTGAAAATGCCCGGTGTCAGCTCAATCGTGGCGGGTACCGCAGGTGCATTAATCCTGAACGTGGTGGTGGCCGGTTCCCCCTGCTGGCCATAACTGTTAATTGCCCTGACTGTCAGGGTGTATTCCCCGAGCGGCAGACCACTGGAACGATGCTCTGTATCCGCGGTGATGGCGGTGGTCACCAGACGGCTGCCTTCTCCGCTTCCGCTGGTCAGTCGCAGACTGAAGCGCACCCCCTTCACCACCCGCGGCGTGTCCCATTTCGCCTGTGCCAGATACTGGCCGTCAGCTGCGCTCACCTCCACCGTCAGGTGCTGCACTGCCGGAGGGATGACGCTGTTCAGGGTGCCTGACTGCGGCTCAAAGCTGGCCCCGTTATCCACGATGGCTTCCTTTTCCGGTACGTGCTGCACCGCCGTGATGGCAAAGGTGCCGTCCGTGTTTTCCCGGATGGAGACACAGCGGAACAGGCGACGACGCAGTGACGGCAGGGAGAGTCCCCATACACCGTATGTCGCCACACCATCAGGCAGGGTGCTGACCTGTATCCGGTCCGGCGCGGGGTGTGCAGTGATGGCCACGCTCACCGGCTTACCGCTGCCGTTAATCAGGTTCACCGTGGCGGCACCTGTCTCCGGCAGGGTCACCTCACGGTCCAGTGTCAGGGTGCGGCTGGCGGCATCGATGGACAGGATACGTCCGCCGGTCATGGTCCCGGCATAGTCGTTATCACAGATTTCAATAATGTCACCGGGTGTGTGCCGCAGCCCCTGTGACCCGAGCGTGAAATCCACCGTCTGCGTTTCCAGCAGTCCGGTCTTTATCACCCACAGCCCGGCACGGTGGGCCTGACCGCGACTGGTGCAACCGAACGCATCCATCTTCAGCAGGTTGCGCCCGTAGCGCAGTATGGCTTCCGGGTCTTCCACCAGTTCCGTGGAGGTCTGCCAGCCGTTCTGCGGGTCGGTGTAATTCACCTCCACCGCCGTGTGGCGGTCCTTCAGGGCGCTGAAGCTGTAGCGAAACCCCACGCCGTTATCATCCACCACCACATCGCTGTTGGTGTACGGCCACACCACATCCGACGGGCGGTCCTGAACGAACGTCAGCGTCTGGCCGCTCCATACCGGCATACAGCGCATCGCCGAGCAGAAATCACTGAGAACGTCCCACGCCTTACGCTGTTGTGACAGGTACGCATTAAAGGTCATCCGCGGCTCTGTGCCCCCGAAACCATCCGGGACCGTCTGGTCGCAGTACTGCGCAATGGCATACAGCGCCCATTTGTCCACGTCTGCCGCCCCCAGACGTTTTCCCATGCCGTAGCGCGAGTGAGTCAGCATGTCCCACAGGCACCAGGCCGGGTTGTTGCTGTATGCCGGTTTCAGGCTGCCGTCCCTGATGCCGCTGTACGTGCGTTTTTCCGGGTCATAGTTTGACGGTACCTGGATGATGCGACCGCGGATATGGTAGTTCACCGTCATCTGCTGACCGCCAAACTGCTCCGCATCCACCTGCAACCCCACAATCGCCGTGTTCGGGTAGCACTGTTTCACATCGATGATTTCGGTGTATGACGACCAGAGCGTCTTATTCTGCAGCTGGTCCGGGGTGCTGTCCGCTGTCTCCCGGACCATCCGGATGTTAAAGGGCCGCTCAGGCAGATTATCCAGAATCACCGACGCCAGAAACTGCGAGGTGGTCTTGCCGTTAATGGTGACATCCTTTTCCGTCACCCAGTTACCGTTACGCTGTAACTGAATCAGCAGGCGGACGGATGTCGGGTTTCGGTCACCCTTTGACGTGGTCTGCACCAGTGACTGCACCCCGAAGGTGACCCGCAGGCGGTCAATGTTCGCGGATGTAATGGTGCGCGTCACCGGCTTTGCCTTCGTCACTTCCACGCCCAGTGCGGTTTCCGCCCCGGAGGACTCAAAGCCTTCAGGTGGTGTCTGCTCCTGCTCCCCGGCGCGCCAGACCGCGGTCACACCGTGTATCACAGGATTGCCGTCCGTGTCCGTCAGCGGGGTTTTGTTCACCAGGATACTCTGCAGCCCCTTCACCGGGCCTTCAATCGGCCCTTCACCAATGGCATCAATCACGCTCATCATCTGCGTGGACTTAAGATTGTCCTTTGCCTCTACCGGCGTGTGCGCCTTGCCGCCACCTTTACCCACTCTGTCCCCCTCTCCTGTCTGATGTCTGAATCTGTTTATGCCCCAAAAACGACAGGCACCCCGGAGGGTGCCTGTGTCATGACGGAATAAAATTTCTGAATTTCTTCACATTTTCTGTACGCCCCCGTGGCAGATATCATTCCCGGGCGTTACAGTTTTTTCGGGCCAATAAAAACAAAACTCCCTGTGGTTAATCTTCATTTTCTGTTCCCGCAGCCTCCATACACTGCGGGATTTTTTTATTCTTTTTACCTCTGCCGCCCGATAACCACGACCTTTCCGCCCCCGCCCTCATCACGGGTGCTGATGTCCTGGGATATCCGTCGTGAACCAACCAGCATTTCACCGTAAGGCACCGGCATCGGGTTCCCCTGAGCAATCATGTTGTCCAGTGAGGAAAAGTACGTGTTCTGTCTGCCGTTATCCATTGCGCGGTAATCCGGTGTTTTTGCCTTCGGTGCCAGCATCTGGGCCACACCACCCAGAATCATGCTGGCTCCAAGTGAAAACAGCATCGTGGTGGCAGAAAAACCACCGGCTGCCAGGGCTGAACCCCATAACGCCATTGATGCCCCGGCAGTGAAGAACGACCCCACGATGGCCGCCGCCCCCAGCACAATCTGCAGTCCACCCTTTCCGGCCCCGGCCAGTCGCGGCACAATGTGGATGACCGTTCCCTCACCCAGCTGTTCGTGAAGACGGGCGTACACCGCCTCCGGTGCCGTGTCATCACCGGCAATACGTATCTGGTACCAGCCTTCGTTCATCTGACGGCGGAATCCCGGCATCTGCATCGACAGGGCACGGATGGCTTCCGCTGCCGTGTTCACATACAGGCTGAGGCGGCGGCCAAATCGTTGTAAATCCCCGTGAAGACAGATGCGTGCCAGTGGCGGTGACGCCAGACAGAATGCGTTCGTCGTTGCCATTTTTCGGAATACCTCTCCCGTTTACTCAGTTGTTCAGGCAGATGGTGAAGCAGCTCACCGTTGCCACAGTAAATGGCGGCATGGTTCGGTACCGAAGCACCAAAGCAGCACAGCAGAATATCGCCCGCCTGTGCAGAGGACAGGGGCACCCGGTAAAAGCCCGTTCCCTCCATATTGTCCAGGTACAGGTTCTGGCCGTTGCGCCACCAGTCATCCTCGCGATGAAAATCCGGCATTTCAGTCCCCGCCAGATGGTACGCATCCCGGAACAGGGTGTAACAGTCCGTCACCCCGTGTTCAAAGCGCCGTCCGGTCAGGTGCGGAACGCAGCGGAATTTGTGAATGTCACCCCGGCTGACCAGCCACCAGGGCAGGGCACTTTTTATCTGCAGCCGCCGGTCGGCCTCGCTCAGCCAGGGCAGGCCACCGGGATGGCTGTGGACCAGTGCCACAATCTCCCCCTGCATCTCTGCCCGCAGCCAGTCTTCCGGGGCAATACGAAAATATGCCTCAGGCTCTGCAGAGATATTCACGCACGGCTGGTACCGGTCACCCTCCGGCGTGCTTATCACGAAGCCGCAAGACTCCGCAGGCGCACACCGCCGGGCATGCGCCAGAATCGCTGATTCTGTCTCTGTCATGGATTTACTGCGAAAGTTTATTAATGGAAAGGAAACCGCCAAAATTAGCCACCATGCCGCGCATCTCACACCCGCGCATGCACTTGCTGCATCTGTCCTTACGGATATCCGTGGTGGGGTTGTCGAACTCATCCGCCACCGCAGGACCGTTATACCCGCATTCATCTCCCCGGTAATCCCACATACAGGTGTTCGCCAGCATGATGCGACCAGGAAACAGCGCCCCGTCCGTCTCCGTCGGTGTTGCCAGCACAAACGAGGCTGTCATGGCCGTCAGCTCTGACATCTGCTCCACCACCCAGCGGTCGCTCAGCTCCTGCTCCGGGTCCGCTTCCGGATTGCCCGCCACAAAATTCACCGCATCCAGAAAACGGGCATACACCCGGCGGCGGACCACCGTGGCCCCCACCAGGCTCTGCAGGTCCTCCGCCATTCCGGTGACCAGACCGAACAGATTGGACACCGTCAGCGACGGGCGGGCACTGCTGCCCTTCCCGTTCATCTCAAAGCCACTGCCGTCAATCGGGTATGCCTGATATTGCCGCCCCTGCCAGGTAACCGCCTCCCCTTTTTCATTCAGCTCATTGCAGAAAAAATACCGCTCACCACCCTGTACCGTCAGGTCGATTTCCCAGAGTACCACCCGCGGTGACTGCTCTGATTTAACCGACTCGTTCAGACTTTCTTCGTGAATATCCTGCATCAGTTCACCACCTGCTTAAACTCCGCGCTGAACTCAACGCGCAACATCCCGACCCGCGCAGACCACCCGGCACAGGTCACCTTTATCTGCCGGTATGCATAGGGTGGCTTCCACAAAAATGCCTTCCAGCCTCCGTGCTCTGCCAGGAACGCTTCCAGATGCCGGGCCTCCTCCCGGGTCACGGAAAGCGTCACACGGTATGTTTTCAGGTCCGCATTCAGCCCTGCCGCCATACGCTGTGAGTACCCGTCACCAAAACGCACTTCACGCACCGATGGCTGCGAGTTCACCTCCATATCCGGCTTCACTTTCCAGCGAAATGTTTTCATCGCCTGCCTCCGGAAAAGACGCCGCCATCACGCATCTGCGCCTGAATCTCATCCTGCGCCCCCTTGCGGGCCATGTCATACACCGCCTTCATCAGCTGCGGCCCCGCCTGTCCGTTGGTGCCGTCGTTCTGAATCACCACGTGATTGTTCTGATTAAAATTAATGCCTTCCGTCCGCCGCATCTGCGCCGGACTTCCGGCACCGCCCACATAACCACCTTCCGCATAGCCCCGCATCAGGCGGTACAGGTTGCCGACGCCAATCCGGCTGGTTGCTTCCTTCGTGAAGACAAACTCCCCGCGATGAACAATTCCCGCAGGTTCATATTTACCCCCCGTCCCCGTAAATCCCCCGGTCGCGAAATGGAAGTTCGCCGCCGCAGCCTGAATGGCCGTCCCCGTGGAGGCAGACGCACCACCACCGAAAGCACCGCCAATGGCGCTGCCGATACTCCCGACTATCCCCACCATCGCCTGCTTCAGAAAAATCTCTGTCAGCATGGAGAGCACAGAACGGGTGAAACCACGCCAGTTCTGTTCGCTGCCGGTCAGCATCGCTGCCATATTCTGTGCAATACCGTCAAAGGTCTGCGTGGCCACGCTTTTAACCTGCGAAAAACTGTCCGTCGCACTTTCTGCCCACTCGCCCCAGCCGGACTTCAGACCGGCCATCCAGCTTCCACGAAGCTGCTCCTCCGCAGACCA